TTGGTGGGTTGATGTATTGGAAGTGGGTGGGACTCATTCGTATACATGCGTTAGTCCACCAGCCATCATCACGGCATTGAAACCATTTGGCAACGTACTCTCCACACCCATCATCATAAGCGAGTATTTTATCCCCATTAGACGGCTCGCGATATTCAGCTATAGGCAACCAGCGAACCTCTGCGGCTGCTTGTAGGGCTGCTTTGGCGATTACTCGTGACTGCGCTGTCCACAAGTCGTCTATGGCATCTACTACCGCTTCAATCTCTGCTTCAGTTATTTTAATCATCATCTTGCTCCCTTAAATTCTTTGGTACAGAATAGGTCTTGCGATGTCCACGAACATTGCTTGACCAAATCTTCGCCCTCTTCATCACTCATTGGGTTTGCTGCTTTGCTGCAATCAATTATGAACTTTGCGCGAGATTCTTGGTCACATACCATTTTGTATTGGTAGCCTATTACACAGTTACGCCCGCCATACCTTTCACACTTATAGCCCGCAGCCGTTGGGCTAGTTGGCTCATTGTCGCAGCCCGTCACCGCTAACAGCGTGACTAATAATACTAATTTACTCATAACATTTCCTCCAATATTTATCTTCGTCTTTATCTTCTTGGCTATCCAAGTATTGCTCATACTCTGCGCCATAAGCTGCAAAGAATAGGTCTGGTGTTATTTTAAATTCTATTGTCATAATTTACTCCTCTTGTTAGAACCATCATAGCACACCGTTTACACCTGTCAACTATTAGTTGAGATATAATACAATAAATATGTTAGTTGCGTAAACAATAAATAGGTGTTACAATACGTTGGAAGGGAGTATTATGACCGATTCCACAGAAGAAATAATCAAAGCACTAAGGGAACTAAACGAAGTTCTCATAAAATTACGTGACATCCTTGATCCCCCTAAGAAAGAACCTAACATAAAGTTGGTAGTAGATAATGAGTAATGTAGAACAATTTCCGCTAAAAATAACAGGAAAGGAAACCCCAAGCAGAATACTAGATGCTGCAAAGAATTGGGGCGCAAGTGATGTTATAGTATGCGGTGTTGTTGATGGTGAGATGTGCGTCTCAGGAACCTGCAATATGTCACATGAGATAATAGGGCTACTTGAACTTGCTAAACATCATATACTGATTATGGAGTGCGAAGATGAGTAAGAAAAGGCACAACTCAAACTATAACGAGATGGTAATGCTTCTAATGAGCAATGGTTTATTTGTTGAGGATCAAGCTTTAGCCATAGCTGATGCAATAGTTGACTGGTCAAGCCTTGAGGAGTGTGGTGATGACTGAATGGTGTGACATAAGCACAGCTCCTAAAGATGGGACACAGGTTCTAACGTGTGACGGAGAGTATTATCATATTGGTGCTAACAGTGGAGATATGGGTTATGGTGACGATACTGTAGCAGGTAGTTGGTTTGAAGCCGAAGAGTGCAAGACAATTTACCCCACACACTGGATGCCCCTACCAAATCCGCCAAGTGAAGACGAAGAACTAATTAAGATAGTAAAGGAAAGAGACGGCGAAGAAACTATTAAAGTAGAACTGGAGGATTTATGAGTAGAACACAATTATTAATAGAATTAGAGGAAGTAAAAGAGAGAGGGAGTAGGTTCAATCGAGATGCTACAATGAGCATGATACTAGGTTGCTTATTCTTTATTGCTGCGCCAAATGTTCCAAATGATTTTGTTGCACGATTGTTTGTAGCCTTTGGTTATATTGCAGTAATATCCTATATGGTTTCATCTGTGCTGAGTATTATTACAACTTATTTGGTGTTTAAGTTAAATAGGAGACTAAAGGCGCATGATTAATGACCTAAAGAATCATAAGTGGGATACTTCAGAGTATATTGAAGACACTGGAAGGGTTGGCTTACAGATGCGTAATCAATGGCAACCAATAGAGACAGCGCCTAAAGATGGGACTCAAATATTAGGTAATCACAATAGTGAAATCTATATAATGCTGTATGATGCTGACAAAAATTACCATGATGAAGTAGTTGAATGGTGTAATGAAAAATACTGGACATCCTATGGTGACGATACATATAGGAGTTACTACCCCACACACTGGCAAACACTACCAGAACCACCAACCAACGAAACAAAGGAGACTAACAATGCCACATAAGAAGAAAGGCAAGACTTGGAAAAAGATAGAAGTAAACAACAGTGAGCATATGGGCAAGATACTAAACGTTCGATGTTGCTGCAAAGGCGAAAGCATTGTAGGACAAGCCACCGTTAGTATTGCTTCTGTATTGGACTACTTCGGTAATGAGCTAGCTATTAAAAGCCATGCCTAAAAAGAATGGAAAGGAACCTAAAGGAAGCCGTAAAGGTTTCAAGACAAAAATCACAAGTAACGGGTTTGAGCGTACTGTAACGGTTAGCCCACGTAAAAAGAAAACCACAACTAAAAGGAAGAAAAAATGACTACATTAACAGAAGCAGCACATAAGGCATTACAAAACGCAGGAGTGCAATCACAAATCGTAGAAGGCGTACTTGAATACAAAGTACCTGATCTAATAAACCACGGTGTAAACAACAGAGGTGAAAAGGTTGTTGTAGGAAGAAAGCCGGGTGGCTGGACTTCTTGCCATATCATTAATGCTAAGAACTTTGCAGCAAAGCTACAGAACAACCGCATTAACGTAACAGAACAAGATATTATCTCTAATATGGTAACACGAGTAGTAGAGCAAAAAGAAGTAATTGAAGAGGAAGTTGTAGAAGTAGTAGAGAAACCTAAGAAGAAGAAAAAGGTAGTGAAGACCGTATACAATTAGAATATCTAAGGTATTGATATGACTAAAGAAAGCAAACCAAATGGCAGACCTCTAAAGTGGGCAACACCTGAAGAACTAAAGAAAGAGATTGACGAGTTTTTCGACCACTGTAAAATAGAGAAGAAGCATCCTATTGTAGAGAGGCTGTGTGTTTACCTAGGTTGTGACAAGCAAACTATCCTTAATTATGAAGAGAAAGATGGGTTCGCTAAAGTTATAGAAAATGCCAAGCTTCGTATTGCCTCTCATGTTATGGGTCGTGCCTTAGATGGTGATATCAATCCAACAATGGCTATATGGATTAGTAAGAACCATTATGGTTACTCTGATACCAAGGTTAACAAGACTGATCTAAATGTAAATGGTCACGAGGCATACCTTGCTAGCTTATTAGGGAAGGTTGAGGATTAGTTAGTTAATGGAAGAACAGCAGTTACATAAAATTAGGGATAGGTTATACAAAGACCTCCCCTTCTATGCTGAGAACCTGTTAAAGATACGACCTAAGAAAGGTGGGCTTATTCCTTTTGTGCTTAACCGACCACAACGTTATGTACATGAGCAACTAGAGAAGCAGTTAAAAGAGACAGGTAAGGTTAGGGCATTAATTCCTAAAGCTCGCCAAGAAGGCATAAGCACTTATGTTGGTGCAAGGTTCTATCATAAGACAACACACTCCTTTGGTATTAAGGCTTACATCCTATCTCATCAGAAGGATACTACTGAAGAACTGTTTAATATGGTTGATACGTACCATAGCTCTATTCCTCCTATGTTCCAAGCAAAGGCAAGTACAGATAATACTAAGGAGCTTGTATTCGCAGACTTAGAGAAGAGCGGCTATCGTGTTGGTACTGCTGGTGGTGAGGGAACAATGGGTCGTGGCATGACTATTCAGCTATTACATGGATCAGAGGTTGCTAAGTGGAAGAACGAAGCAGAGATTATGTCTGGTATTATGGAGGCTGTGCCTGATTGTGACGGTTCAGAGATCATCTTAGAGTCAACAGGTGATGGTATAGATAATATGTTTCATCGTATGTGTATGGATGCAGTAGAAGGAAAGAACGAATATCAAGTTATCTTTATCCCTTGGTTTTGGATGGAAGAATATTACATGGATACTCGTGAAGACTTTTCTCTTTCCACTGATGAACAGAAGTATATGAAGCTGTATGAGTTGAACGAAGGGCAAATGGCTTGGAGAAGAAACAAGATCGCCAAACTAGGGGAGTCTAAGTTTAGTCAAGAATATCCTGCGATCATTAGCGAGTGCTTCCAGATAGCTAGCACCGAATCACTGATAGGTAGTGATGATGTAATGGCTGCAAGACGTACGAATATACAAGAGAAAGACCGTCATTCTGCTAAGGTATTAGGAGTTGACCCTGCTCGTCATGGTGGCGATAGAACTGCTATGATATGGAGAGTTGGTAGAACATTGGTTAAGAAGGAGGTGTTTACTAATGATGACCTTATGGGTGTTGTTGGTAAGGTAGTTATGGCTATACGTGAAGATGATTTGGATAAGGTGTTCCTTGATGTTGGTGGTTTAGGCTGGGGTATATACGATAGGTTAAGAGAGATACTTGGCAAGGATAGCGGTATTATTATTGGTGTTAATGCTGGAGAGAAAGCTTTGGACAAAGAGAAATACTTTAACAAGCGTGCTGAGATGTGGGGAGAGATGAACGACTGGATTAAATCTGCTCCTTGTGACCTGTTGGATGATGACGAATTAATGATGGATCTGACCTGTCCCGGATATACGTGGGATAGCAACGGTAGATTGAAGTTAGAGAGCAAAGATGACATAAGAAAGAAGGGTAGAAAGTCTCCTGATCTTGGTGATGCATTAGCTCTAACATTCTCATTCCCCGTAAATAAGGTGACAAGAAGCCAATTTTATGGTACTACAGATAGTAATAAAGGAAATATGTATGTTTGATGAAATGCCAGTAAGTCGTATGTTTATTGCCCTTGTTCCACTAGATAGAACACCGGGCGAAGCTAAGAAAGCAGCACGCAAGAAGATTATGGAGATTGTAACTCTCGGCAATCGGGATAAGAAACACTCATACAAGATAACTAAGGAATGGTTTGAGAGATGTGACCTTAAAGGCAAGGATTGTATGCGTATTGATGCCTTTGTAGAGTGTGATGCTTTCGTACCTAGTAAATATATGGAGTGGCTTCTTGATAGAGGCGGCAAACAAGAAAACTTTGATAGCTTTATACAGGCTTACACACAGGAGCATCCCGAATGGCAATCTTTGACGACGATACAATAATTAAGAACTATCAGAAACTCATAACATCTGCACAGGAATTTGGCTGGTCTTGGTGGAAACGTAATGAATACATTGAGGGTCGTAGGTTCTTCGATGGTATAGAACAGTATGACTCAGATGTGCTTAAGTCATTAGGGAAAAGAGGTTTGCGACCAGTTGTGATGAACAGAACAGATCCCTTTATACGAGGTGTTGCTAATAATATTGGTAAGGCAACAGGAGTATGGAGATACTACCCACTGGATGATGTAGAGAACCAGCCAGATCAAGAGCAGAACACAGAGAAGGACGACTACTCTACTTCGATGAATGAGTTGGGAAAGTGGGGAAGAGATCAAGGTAACTTTGAAAGAGAGGCTGGTCAAGTTCGACTAGATGCATCTATCTGTGGTGTTGGTATAATGGAACAACGTTTAGATATGGAGGGTGATAATGTATTCGGAGAGCCTTGCTATACTCGTATTCCCCCGATTGAAGTAGTTATAGATCAAGATGCTCAAGGTGTTAACTTCCATGACGCTAGAGATATGTTCCGCGCTCGTATTATGGACAAGGAAACATTTACTGAGCAGTTTGAAGATAGTCCGGGGGCTAAAGATGTGGGCGATGGTATTGACCAGATGTTCACAATGCTTCAAGTAAATAACACAGATAGTATAACAATTAATCCTCTATTTGAATCTACAGCATTTGACAGCCGACTAGGACAGAACAATGTAACTGTGTATGATTATCAATGGTTCCAGAAAGAGGCGGTTCATGTAGTTAAGAATCCTTTGTTAGATGATATTAATCTTAATATCTTAGGGCAAGATGAGGAGTTATTAATAGAGCTTCGTAAGCTTATGGATGATAACAAATTGGCTGATGATGATCCTTCGTGGTTACTGTTTGATAAAGAGTTCAGGCAGCTTGAGGGAATCATAGACAATAAGGTTGATATTGAATCGGCTAAGAAGAAGAAGAAACGTTATTACCGTGCGTTTATTGCTGGTGATATTATTCTTGATAAGATGGAATCTCCTTTCCCAGATGGGTTTACTTACTCGTTCTATACTCAGTATTATGATGAAGATAAACGTGTGCCTTATGGGTTTATGCGTAAGATCAAAGACTCACAAAGAACATCTAATGCATCTTTCTTGCATATGTTCCACAGTATTCTTTCAGCCCCTAAGCCTTCTATGTTCGCTGAACACGGCGTAACAGATGAGCCGGATAAGTTTGAATTACAAGCGGCACAACGTGATTCAGTGTTGTGGGTTAATGACGGTAAGTTAGAAAGAATAAGAGAGAACATTCCCCCTACTGTACCGACAGGGTTTGAAAACCCATTACAGATATCAATTGAGTCTATGTTCCAAGTAACTGGTTTAAACTTTGAGATGCTAGGACAACAAACTAACGAGATCTCAGGTATACTAGATAAGCAGCGTACTGAACGTGGTTATGATATGCTTAAAGATGTGATCGATAACTATCGTATGTTCCTCAAGGAAATAGGGAAGAAGGATCTTCAACTATATAGAGAGATAGCATCACAAGCACCGGGAGAGATCATTCGTGTGATTGGTACTAATGGTATTGAGGCTATTCCTTTGCTCAAGGATCAAACTAATCAGAACTTTGCTGTAACTATTGATGATGCGCCTTCTTCTATTAATCAGAAGTCAGATAATATTAAGGTTCTGTTTGATATTATGCAGTTACCTAACATACCTCCGCAGATGCAGCCTATGTTACTAGATGCAGTGCTAGAGAACTCTGATATGCCTAGTGATCTACGTAGGGGTCTGCAACGAGGATTGACTGATGCTACTACTCCTTCTGAAGAGGAAAGAGCACAACAAGCACAACAACAGCAGCAAATCTTACAACAACAATTGGCTTCACAACAGGCGCAAGATGAGCTTGTCCGTGCTAATACAATAGAGAAAGAAGGCGAGGCAATTAAAGATGCAGCCGATGCTAAATTGAAAGAAGCACAAGAAGTTAAAGTTTTAGCCGATACGGAGAAAGTAATAGCTGAGACACAAGAAATTCAAGCCGAAATGGCAGGAATAATACCAAAGTAACACACAACCAACCACAACCTAGCAAGGATTAACCATGACCGATCAATTACAACAAGCAGTAGAAATAGAAAACATTAACGATGCCGTTGACTTCTTAGCAACTGAACAACCAGCAGCAGAAGAGGAAGCCGCCCCGATTGTAGAAGAGCAGGGTGAAACTACTGTCGAGGGAGTTGAGGCCGCTTTGCTTGCAGAAGATGAGCCAATAGAAGAGGCAAAAGAGTTATCTTTAGAAGAGCAAGTTAGTAGTATGTCAGATGATGACCTGAACTCATTAGCAGATAAGCTAGTAGAACAAGGTGGGGAAGTGCCATCGTTCGTTGTTAAGAAGCTGCGTAAACAGAAGACAGAAGCTAAAGAAGAGTTGAGCGAGAAGGGCGGCAAGCTTGATGATACTCTTAATAATATGACGACTATCTTAGAGAAGATGTCTCAGAACCAGCAACCTGCGACTGAAGCACCAGTAGAATCTAACGGACTTAACTCTGAAGAGTTTGCAGAGGCTATGTCTTATGAGCCTGAGAAGGCAGCTAAGATGATGCAAGACCAGATGAAGACAATGCAAGATAAGATGAAGGCGATGGAAGAACAGTCGGCTATATCACAATTGCAAGTGGCTCATGGTAATATTGAGCAGCAAGCACGTAAGCGCGATGTTGATTATGATGCCAAGAAGATTAAGTTCATTGAGTTAGAGGCACAGAATCTTAAGGTAAGCAACCCTATGGCTACAGAAAGCCAGCTAAAAGCACACGCTGAGAATACTTTTAACACAAGATCTATGGAATATCTATTACAGGGGCAAGATCCTACTATTGTTCTAGATGGCTACTTCAAAAGCACAGGTATTGAATTTAGACAGTCTAAAGCAAACAAGAAAGATGTTGATATCGATGCTATTGCTTCTAGTATTAATAAGCATCAAACTCTGGGTGGCAAGAGTGCCAAGCCTAGCCAAGGTATTGAAGAGATGACACTTTCTAAGCTTGCAGATATGCATCCTAACAAGGTACAGGCATTCGGTAAGAAGTATGCTAATCACATAAATGGCAAGAAAGATGGTAAGAAGGTAACCGCTACTGAAGCTCTAGATATATTTATGCGTGAACAAGCAAAGAAAGAATCATCCACGCTCTAGTAAATAGGTGGCTTGACACATAAACCTTTGTATGCTAGACTAAGCTAACTGCAATTGCTGTACAAGGCAGCGCGTAGACTCACGATACGAGAAGCAGGCATAGTTATAGCCGTAATATAGCCCTTGAATAAGCAGTTAATATTTATTTATTAACTTAACTCAAGAGGTCTATTATGGCTGTTACAAGTCCAGCAACTGGATCGATCATTAGCTTATTTGGGAAACGTTTAATCCCAGAAGCACTAAAAGAAACTATCTTTGGTCAAATGGTCGGTTCTACAATTAAACAAGAAACTGAACTATCAAATATGCGCGGTGTTGATTTCACTACCACGCTTGGTATTAACTTAACCGGTACTGGCTTCGGTCTAGCTACTCCTGTAGATGGTAATGAAGAGTCTATTGATTCATTCACTGATACAGTGGTTGTAGATCAGCTTACACAAGCTGTGAAAGTACCTACAACTATGAATGTCGACCAACAAACTATCGGTTGGGATTGGACTAAAGAAGGTTTTGAGCGTCTACGTAAGTGGATGACTGCTACTTTCGAGATTTGGGCTGCTAACCAGATTGCTGGTAATACTGCAACTCAAATTGGTTCAGGTACTGACACGCTACCTTATGATGGTCGTGTATATACTGCCGGTAAAACTACATTCGCAACTGGTAACAATACTGCTACTGCACCTACTGCTAACCGCGTTATTCGCGCTGGTGGTGCTGCTACTGATCAAGCACTTACATCTACTGATACTATGACGTTATCATTGGTTGAAGCTGCTGTTGAGAAGGCACGTAATGCTACACCGGTTATCGAACCTGTTAACTTTGAAGGTCGTGATGTATTCATTATGATCATTTCAAACGAGCAATGGACTGATCTATTGCGTGACACTACTTCACCTGTACAAGTAGTTGACATTAGCTTGTCTCTATTAAATGGTGGTAACAACCCGTTTGCCAATGACCTTATTAAGGTTCAAGGCTTCCAATACCAAGATACGCTTATTATTCGTAATAGCCGTATTCCTTATGGTGTTAACTCTTCTAGTTCAGCTCAGATTTCTACGGTACGCCGTGCTATCTTTATGGGTAACCAAGCTGCATCATTCGGTTTCAAAGGAGCCGGTGCTGGTGAGGCTATGTTCCATGAAGAAATGAAAGATGGTGGTCGTTTCCGTCAGGTTACAGCTAACGTTGTGGGTGGTCTTAAGAAGATCGTTTATAACAGTGAAGACTATGGTGTTATTACTGTTTCAACCTTTGCCGATGCGCATACAAGTTAAGGAGAAATGACATGACAGCTTTTACTTTTACAAGAGTTAAACAAGAAAACGTATTAAACCGTGGTGCTAGCACTACTGTTGTAGCTACATTTGATGTTGACGTTGAAACGTCTTCAGCAGGTCTTGCTAGTGGTGATACTATTTCTGGTATTAACGTTCCTCAATTCGCTACTGTTACAGGTTACTACTTGATCTTCCCTGAATTGGATTCCAATGGAACTCCTACAGGTACTTTTGATCTTGGTGATGCTGCTGACGCAGATCGTTATCTCAATGGTGTTGTTATGGGTGGTTCGCTTACTCATTATGCATACAACGAGAAAGATGCTGATCTACCGGGGGCTTTAGTCTCTACAGTTGGCGATACAACAAATACTCCTTCTAATGGTGTTGGTTTTACCTACACTGCTGATGGCGTTATTAGTTTAACCGTTGCAACTGCGGTTGCTACTGCGGTTACTTCAGGAACACTTGTTTTGGCAGTAACATATACTGACAATGCAGTGTAGCTAGGTTGTGGCTGGAGGGGGCGAAAGCCTCCTCCTTTTAATTAAGGAGATTTAATATGGCTATTTCAAGAGTTAATCCTCAACGCACATCTGGTGTTGGTGATATTATTGTTCAAACTACTATTGCCAATATTTCAAGCGCTTCTTCTTCTTGGGTTGTTTCACCTTTTGGTGGTGACATTACTAAGATTGAGACTGTTATTGATACTGCTATTACCACTGGTGATGCAACTATCACAGCAGAGCTTGGAGGCACGTTAGTTACAGGTTCATCTATCACTATTGCTAATTCTGGTAGTGCTCCGGGTGACGTAGATAGTTCAAGTCCAACAGGTGCTAATACTGTAACTGCTGGTCAAGCTATCGAGATTATTACAGACGGTGGTTCAACTGTTGCTTCTAAAGCAGTGGTTACTATTACAATACAATTATAGTTTATGGTGGTCAGTTGTGGCGGATTTTGGCGAATTAAAAGCGTTAGTTTTACGTGACTTAGAACGTGACGATCTGTCTACTGACAGTAATGCAAATATAGATGACACAACTATTGAGTATTACATCAAGAGATCAATTGACCACTTTAAAACAAAGCAATTCTGGTTTAATCAGAGGACAGCAACAACAGTAACTATTGCTGCTAATTCTGACACAGCGTCACTACCTAATGATTTCATAAGTGCTGTTATTTTTAGAGTGACGACAAACGGATCTCAAAGAATCTTAACAGAAACGCATTACGAAGAGCTTGAGACTGCTAGAGCTATATCACAAGTTATTAATAGCTCAGCCCCTACTTTGTTCTCTATATTTGGGGAGCAATTTGAGTTCTATCCTACCCCCACGCAATCCATTTCCACTAAGCTTAGTTATATCTTTGAGTTAACTGAGTTGTCTGCTGATTCTGACTCTAATACGTGGACGAATGACGCTCGTATGATGATCTCTGCGAAGACTAAAGAGTATATCTATAGAGATAGACTGCGCAATAGTGAGGCGGCTACTAGAGCAGCGTTAGAAGTGGAGCAGGAATTACAAAAGCTCACTACTCGTACGAATAAGAATGTAGCCATAGGTATGGTAAGAATAGAATCATGGTTGGGGTAGATGGAAAGATTAGTATCAGAGATAGGAAGATTAAACAGGGCGTCTACACTTGACCTCTCTACAGACAAGATTGCCGTACATCAACCAGATAATACTATAAGTTCCGCACTTTTAAGCGACATAACCGCATATGGAAGCAACGCAGAAATTATCTGTACCTCTGATGATTGGGAAAGCAAGGCAGCTTCTGTAACTTCAACTGAAATAACTCTAAAAGATAACACAACATACTTCTTGTGTGAGCCAACTACTCTAACTAAGACGATTGTTTGGGGTGCAGGCACAGGTATTGTTGACACTACTATTAGTAATAATGTTATAACCAGCACAGCAGACCCTGTATATAAGGCAACTAACCTAACACGTTGTAGATTGCAGAATGTTCAAACAAATGGCAACTTCACCAACGCAATGTTTGATATGACCTCAACGCTAGCTCCTGCTGGTGGTTTCTTTTCTATTGAGCTATGTGTATTCGCCTTAGCGGCTAGTTTTGGAACATTGGATGGTATCCAGCCTGTATTTAACGGCGTTGCCGCAGTGTTGGTTGGTGGTAATTTGCGTCTCACAGGAAATGGTGGGTTATGCTCTATAGTTTCAGTGAACTGGTTTAATTCGACAAACTTCACACAATTCACTTTGGATGGAACGTGGACAGGCGCGGTTCTGCTTGCTAGGATGAATCTTTCAACTGGATCGTCTGGAATTGCAATAGATGTAGATTCTGCAATATCAGCCCCTGATATATTCCTTGAAACAATAGCTTATACTGGTGGTACATTCTTTGATCCTACTGGATTAGATGATACAGATATTCCTTTAGATGTGGCAAATGTGCAGGGTGTTGCTGATAGTGCGGCTATAGGTGTTATGTGCTTCATTAACAATACAACTGCAACAACATATACAGCACAAGCAGCAGATGGAGTAATCACAACAGTAGCTGATGCAGGCGGCGGCAACATAACAATTACAAGCACAGCACATGGATTATCTGGAAGTGATGAAGTCGTTATCTTAGGAACAACGAGTTATAATGGTACGTATACGATTGTCAGCACCACAACAAACACTTTTGACGTGACTGCAACTTTTGTGGCCACAGAAACAGGTACGTGGGAGTTTGGTTGGACTGATATTGCAGGTACGGCTGTAGCGGGAGAGACGTTAGAAAGATTTACTCTTGCAACAAGTCCCAATCGATTAACTTACAATGATTCGCCTCCAATTAAAGCGACATTAGTAACGAGTGTCGCTGCTACAAATGGTTCATCTGGGATTGTACATGAATTTGGACTCTTTGGAGAAAGAGCAGGGGCAACGGCTGGTTTTGTTAGAGTAGCTGATGGATTGTGGCAAGGAGAATTTGATAACCGAGTTAAAAGTATAGCTTTTGCTCCATCTCATAAAGTTTTACAAAATGATGTTCTAAAGGTGATGGTGAGAAATACAGAAGGTACAGATAGTATAACAATAACATTTTTTGAATTCAATATTAGATAGGAGCTAAATATGCAAACAGTAGTTCAATGGAAAGAAGTTTATCGAGACGAAGAAGGCGAAGAGCATGTTCGTAATCGAAAATACGATTGGGATGCAGAAGCTAGGGAGTTTATTGATTATGAAGATCATAAACCTACTTTGCGTTTACCAGTTAAGTTATTGGCGGATAAGGATTTAAGCGCAGTTAAATCTTTTGAGGCTAGAAAGATAGTTAAATTTGCACAGAAGGAGGTTAATAATGGCGACTACGACAACAAATTTAAGCCTTATTAAGCCAGCAGTTAATAGCGCTGTAGATGAGGATCTATGGGGCGGTCAGCTTAATGATAACATGGACACCTTGGATAGTGAGGCAGCAACTAAGACAGTTGATCTTGACTTTGCTGCTAAAGTTCTTTCAGATGCTGAAATAAAGGATTTTTCAGAAGATACGGAAGATATTGGCACTACATCTGGTGCTTTAGCTGTTGATTATCTAGATGGTCACTATCAGTTCCTTACATTAAATGGGAATGCCTCTGGATTAACTATTAGTAATCCTCCTGCTACTGGAAAGGTAGGCTTCTTGACGATAGAAATAACTCAGGACGGAACAGGAGGGCGTACTATTGACCTAACAGGCGGTACTTATAGGAGTGCAGGTGCAGTTATTCTTACAGTGGCTGGTGGTTCTATAGATAAGTTGCGTTTAGAAACCAGAAATGCTGGTACTACGTGGGACGTTGTTATCAATAATAACTTTACGGTAGTCACTTAATGTCAGCATTTACTACATTTAATGGATTTAATGCTGGTGTTGGAGTGCTTCCTCTTGTTGCTGTTTATAACGAGGTATTCGGGGGTGTAAAATCTAGGGTATTCCATTCAGATGACGATGGAGCTACATGGACTGAGAGTTCTACAGTAAACGCAGTTGAATTAAGCCGTTGTCAGTTTGGTAATGGCGTGTTTATGATTTGGGATATAAGTGACGGCACTAAAAATGTAGAAACAAGTTCAGATGATGGCGTTACGTGGGTTACTCAAGGGGCGCCCGGAAGCGGAAACCAGATTACGGATATGGTCTTTGTCGGTGGAGCTTGGGTAGGAGCGCTTGTAAATGGTGATGTAATACGGTCTACTGATAATGGGGCTAATTGGAGTTCTGCTGTAGCAACGACATTAAGCACTTCTCAATCACCTAATCTTGGTTCGGACGGCTCTACAATTGTAGCTGCTGATTTTAACGGTGGATCACCAGAGATAAGCCGCTCAACAGACGCAGGCGCCACTTGGAATGCTGTAGCATCCGTCCCGGCAAGTTCTGATTCTTCTTTCTCAGATTCTATTATAGGTAACAATAATTCATTTGTAATGACTCATGATGCAGCTAATGGTGATTGTATACAGAGTGCAGACGGCGGTGTTACGTGGACAGTTAGAAATGTTACTTCATCATTTGGTAGCTTCAGGTCGTTTAATGCCTTAGATAGTGGCTTCTTATTTATGAGTGGCAGCAAATCAAGTGCTAATTTCTCTAGCCCACTTGGTGTTTCTTGGTCAAGTGAAGGCACAACCGGTGTTGACCCAGATCAACAAAGATCTGTGGGTACATATTCCAATAAGACGTTCGTTATAGGTAATTCTGGTACTTCAAACGGAGACGTTGCTATTTCAACAGACAACGCTGGCACATGGTCAAATGTAGTTATTTGGACAATACCCGGGGGTGAGACTTGGGTAGGACAATCAATATGCGCTAAAACATCTAATAAAGTTAAACAGGATTAATTAATGGTAAAGAAATACATACCAATACGAATTAATCCCGGAGAGAATCCCGCCGCTGATAGCACCAATGCATCTGCGAGCCAATGGACTGCTACCAATCGTGTAAGATTTTATAGAGGGTTTCCGGAGTCTATCGGAGGATGGGAATCATTCACGTTTGATGATGGCGCTACGATTGATGGGTGTGTTAGAAGGATTTACAGCCAAGTAATCGGCTCTACAAACGTAGTGAACTTAATGATTGGTACTCATACGACCTTATACTCGTTAGTAGGTTCGCAATTAACTAATGTCACTCCTCAAGAAACATCCACTACAGCTATTGCGAATAGTTTAGACTCGGATTTTGTTGCCTTGGCTAATGATCCTATAGATACCGTTCTGTCTTCGACAACTCTTACCATAAATGAAACTGGTGTAGAGGCATTCGTTGTGGCGGGTGACACAATTACTATTGCTGGGTCTGGTGCGGTCAACGGTGTTCCAGCTATTGAAATAAATGCATCCCATGTGGTTCGTACGATAACGACTGATGAGTTTACCATAACTGTAGCAACTGCGGCTACTTCCACTGGATCAGGAGGTGGAGCATCTGTAACGCGCTCAAGTGGTATTGTAACAGTTAATGCCACTGCTCATGCCTTGGGTAATGGTGAGCGAGTTACTATCGCTGGTGCTGTTACTTTCGCAGGCTTGACATCGGGTAATCTTAATGCAGAACATATTATAAGGAATGTAGCCACAAATACATTCGACATTGTTATATCTGATCAAGCAACCTCCTCTGTATCTGGCGGGGGTGGAGCTAGCACTACTTTTGCGAAACAAATAGCTGATGGAGAGTGTGATCCTTCATTCGGTCGCGGTTATGGTGTTGGTAAATATGGCGTAGGCAAGTATGGTGTATCTAAAACATCAACAAGTCTTTTAACTTTGCCTCGTATATATTCCTTTGCTCGTTTCGGTACTAATTTAATATTAACTCCGGGTGAACAAACAGGTGTATTTACATGGGATGGTGATATAACGGCAGCTCCTGCGGCTTTAAGTAATGCTCCTACAGCAGTTAACTTAGTCTTTGTTAGTGATAATATAGTTGTTACCTTTGGTGATTCTGATGTTGATAACCGTGTAAAATGGAGCGATCAGGGTGTTTCTACATTCTGGGATGTTACGGATAAAACAAGATTAGCTGGAGAGGATGATATTGAAGGAGCTAATAAGTGGCTATCTCAAGTAAATGTTCGCGGTATTAATCTGTTATTCACTACTAATCAAGTTTATACAATGCGTTTTATTGGGCTTCCTTTTGTTTGGGAGTTCAAAGAATTAGATACGTCTAGTGGTATTATTGCTCAGAATGCACGGGCGGTTCATAATGGTGTCTGCTACTTTATGGGAACAGATAACTTCTATCTATATGCTGGTGGTAGTGTGCAGGTAATACCGAACAATACGATTAGGAATGCTGTCTATGATGAACTGAATTCTACAGACCAGACTAAAGTATTTGCTTGGGTAAATGAGAAGAATAACGAGATTTGGTTTCATTACCCTACTGGCACGAACACTGAGCCAGATAAGGTTGCTATTTACAGTATTGAAGAGGGAACTTGGTGGAGGATTACATTAACTCGCACCGCTTCTGAAGCTCCTTACTTATCAACAGAGTTCCCACAGTTAACAGATGACGCAACAACTTTATTCAGGCATGAGAAGGGCGTGGATGATGATACATCTCCTATGAATTGGTCTATTACTTCACCTGTGATGTTGTTAACAAATGATATCGGCAGCTTGAAAAGATATATACCTGACAGTACCCAAACAGAAGATATTACAGTAAAAACAGACTTGTTCCTGTTCCCTCAGTTAACGGCTAATTCTAGTAAAACAAATACAGTTACACCAACTACTGATAAGGTTGATATAATACAAAATGGCAGATATGTTCAATATACTATCTCTCAGAACGTCTTAGGTGGCGAGTGGAGAGCTGGTGAATGGCTTCAAGAAATAGATGGAGGTGAAACAGAATCGCGTGACTAGAACACCTTATAGATTATTGACATTAGATGAAGATGTAGTTGAAGTATTGCAACACATCCTTCAGTTGAGAGAAGAAGAGGATATTCCTGATTTCACTAATATAACATCTCGCCTAACTCGTGGTGATATTTTTAGCACGATGGCAGACACAACTACTGCAAGTATTATATTGGCTACTACAACATATCACATGGATGTTGATGCCACCTCTGGAGTTATAACGGTAACATTAGAGCCGTCCCCGGTAGATGGGCAAACACATAGCGTAGCAAAGACAGATGCAGGCGGGAATGCTGTAACCGTTAGTGGAAATGGAAAAAACATAAATGGAAGCGCGACAAGCTCGTTAGCTTCCCAATATGATACTGAACAATATATATTTATTGCTGATAACGACGAATGGAGGATTATCTAATGAAGATAAAGTTCTTTAACAAAGACGAACATTATGGTATAGTGTTGAAATGGTGGGAAAAAGTCCAAACACAGCCTAGCACAAACCTCCCGCCTACAGGTGTTATTGTTTTCGATGATGATGATAATGCCCTTTCCGCGGGTTGGATTTTAAACACCGACTTTACGAAGGCTATCTTTTGGGATTTTATATCTAATCCAGATATAAGGAAAGGTAGAAATGAATCAATAGATTTGTTGATTAAAGCTTTGGAAGAATATGCAATGCGCAAAGGTTACGAAGGAATGCTAGGAATGTCTAAAATAGATCGACTTTTAAAAAGGTCATTAAACCACGGTTATCAAGTAACCAAGGATAGTTACACCCTAATAGAGAAGGAGCTGTAATATGGTTGGTGATATACTAGGCGGATTATTCGGCGAAGAAGAACAACCGGGCGTACAGCGTTCCGGTCTTTCAGAACTTTTAAATATATTCCCTGAACTACAAGGTGTAGGGCAGGATGTTATTTCACGAGGTGTAGGGCTAGCAGGACAAGCAGATCCTTTCGCTCCCCCTTCTCTTACAGCGGGACAACAACAAGCATTGCAAACATTGGGAGGGGTTACGCCCTTTACTCCACAAGGTCAGTTTAGACCTCAATTCGGATTTGGTCAGCGTGCTAGTGAAGCGTTCCAAGGTGCGAGAGATTTATTTGGTCAAGTAGACCCTGCTTTACAACAAGCTGGTCAGAGAATATCTGCTGGTGTTGACCCGATCACAGGACAAGAAATACAAACAGGTATATCTCAATTCTTTAATCCATTTGAAGAGCAGGTAGTTTCTAATGTTGCAAGGGAAGCGCAAGAAGCTGGTAGCACTGCGCTATCACAGCTAGCCGGACGGGCTACGGCTGCTGGTGGGTTTGGTGGGACGCGACAGGCTTTAATAGAATCGCAAGTACCCGGAATAGTCGCTCAACAAGTCGGGGATGTTTCTGCTAATCTCCGTAGAGCGGGCTTTGAAAGTGCTGCTGGCAGAGCTTTACAGAACCTCCAGTTTGGAAGATCCCAACAGCTTCAAGGTGCTGGATTAGGTATTCAACAGGCAGGACAATTCGCTGGTGCTGGTGCGCAATTAGGTGGATTAGGTCAACAGCTCTTTGGTGCAAGACAAGGTGTTCAAGGCATTCAATCACAGCAAATAAGTGATGCTTTAAGATTGGCTCAAGGACAATTACAAGCCGGACAACTTCCACGAGAGATTTCTCAACAACAAGCACAAATACCTTTACAACAATTACAATTGTTACAGGGCTTAATTAGCGGCTTCCCTTCTGGTGGAACACAAGTAGGAGGAACACAGGCTACAGGTGGGCTATTGAGTGGTGGAGGTAATGTTCTTGGTGGTATTGGAACCTTATCAGGATTAGGATCGTCTGGTGGCACATTGGGTGGCTTTGGAAGTGGATTAGGTAGTTTCTTTGGATTTTAGGAGATATTAAATGGTAAATGGTTTAGATCAAAATTTATTAGGACTACTGGCTCTCACAAGAACACCGGGTGGGCAGCAAGTAGCACAACAAGCGTTGCAACAGCAGGCTAGTCAATTAGCTCAACAGCAAGGGATACAACAGGCTGATATTCTTGGACAGGCTGGCTTTCCTGTATTAGGTCAGTTGGCTACAGCGGGAGTAGGTGTTCCAGAAATTACTAAGCTATTGGAACAAAGACGTATTGGTGAGAATCAAGCCGCTACTAGGGAATTAATACAACAATCTTTAGGTGGCATTCAAGGGCAACCAGATATAACTGATATACAGCAGCAAGAGGCGCGAGGACGTGCTTTATTGTTATCTCCTCAAACTGCACCATTAGGACAATCAATTCTTAGAAGCGTTGAGTCTCAGAAAGTAGAGCAAAGAAGAGTGGCGGCAGAAACTCGCGGTGTTGAAATAAGTGAAAAGAAGATTGAGAAAGCCGCTAAGATACCGGGATTAGAGCTTATACCCGGACAATTACCTGATCCTACGAGTATTAGGAATGCTAGAAAGGCTGAGACTACTAGAAAAACATTAAACAGGACTCTTGATCGATTAAAGGGCTTGATTAGGGAAGCTGGTGGTACAGAGTTCTTGCCAACCAATACAAAACGTAAGCTTAAGCAAGAGATAGCAGGTGTGAGAAATACAATACGGGAATTAGCTGGAACTGGTGTATTAAACATTGGCGAGATACCTTTCCTAGAAGAACAATTCGGAAGTTTTGATCCTACAAATCCATTTAATGTTACGCTTAGTGAAGATGAATTAATATCTAATCTAGAGCAATTTAGACAAGGGCGCAATGAAGATTTTTCCATTCAAATACAAGGGCTTGGATTTAATGTAAAAGAGCCTATTGCTGTTCCTGAGCAGCAACCAGCAGCACCTGCAAATGTTATAAGATTTGACGCACAAGGGAATAGATTATAATGGTTATTCAAGCACAGTTAGCAGATGGTACAACATTAGAGTTTCCTGATGGAACTCCAGATAGTGTTATAAATAGTGCGGTTAAATCACAATTGGGTGTAACCACTGTAGAGGCTCAACCTATTCCCCCTACTCCTGAGCAAGTCCCATTGGCTGATAGCTTGGCACAAGGCGCTGAAGACTTTTCAGTTGGACTAACTGCGGGTGTAGCACGCTTACCTTTGGGGGCTTCTCAACTAGCTACACAGGTTCTTGGTTCTGTATCTGATCCTACAGAGGGTAGACAAGTTGCTGAACGATTCCAGCAAGCCCTTAGTGCAGAAACAAACAAGTTATTTAACCAAGGTGTTGATTTTAATACTGCGGTAGACCAAGCAAGAATTAACGTACAAGAAGCTGGCATTCCTGATCCTTCACAGCTTACCCTAGGTGATGTACAGAGATCACAAGCATCCGTTGCCAGAGGAATTACTAAGGCAACAGAACAAGCGAGCAAAACAAGTCCTATTCTAACCGCTGTTGGAGAGATAGCTGGAGAGGTTGGGCAATTAGCTCCTATTGGTGTCGGTGCAACTTCCCCACTTGCTATAGCTAAGGCTGGTGGATTGTTTGGCGCAATATCTGGTGGGCTTTCCCCTACAGGTGAAATTGTTGATGTTGGTCAAGATGTAAAGAATAGATTAAGAGATGCAACCATACAGGGTCTTGGTGGCGCTGCCTTTGGTGGATTGGCTGCGAAGGGTATTCAAAAGCTTCCTGCTGCTGCGGCTGCTGTAGCTGATGGAATAGGCGGAGGTACAGATACTCTAAAGCGTGGTGTTTCTAAATTGCTAGGAATTAATCCTATTGCCGCAAGAGAATTCATTGATAGTGGTCTTGCTAATCAGGTTGCTGCTATAAGTGATTCAAATACTATAAGAGCCTTTGATCGCTTAACTGAGAAGCTTCCATTTGTCTCTAATGTTGTACAGAAATCAACAGATGCCACCTTATTAAAGATCAATCAGACTATTGATGCATTGGGAAGGTCTAAGGCTGTTACTCAGCAAGAAGCTGGTGAAATAATACAAAGAGGTGGAGAGCGTTTTGTCTCAAGATTTAAAGATATTTCTGATAAGTTATACAATCGTTTGGATGGTTTCATCCCTCCAGCAGAAGAATTTGGACTTGGTAATATTATCAAGCTTTCTCAAACCGTAAAGGGAAGGGCTGCTGGCGCTCCAAATCTACAAGAGGCGCTTCAGAAAAGTGAAGGCGCTCAAATGCTCAACTCTATATTAGAAGATGCGGCGTTAAAAGGCGGCAAGCTAAGTTATGAAAATATAAAAAGATACAGAACCAGAATAGGTGAAAAGCTTAATGATGGGCATTTATTAAGTAGGGGAGAGAAGCCTATACTAAAAGAGGCTTATGGGGCGTTAACACAGGACATGAGGATTGCAGCGGAATCTAAAGGGCAAAGAGCGTTGACTGCTTTTGACCGTGCTAATAGATTCTATAACGATGGCGCTCAGAAGATCGAAAACACTATACAAAAGTTGATTAATGAGCAGGCTCCCGAAAGAGTCTTCAGGAATGCTGTTGCTCAAACTAAGATTGGTGACACGCGCGTAAGGGGAATATTTAAGACCCTTAACCCAGAAGAAAGAGAGATCCTTCGTGGCACTGTATTAAATGATCTTGGTCAAAGTGCAAATGGATTTAGCTTTAAGAAATTCATTACGGACTATAACAAAATAAGCCCAGAAGCTAAACGTACTATCTTTGGTGCAGAACATATGAACTCTCTAAATAAGCTTGGTGCGGTATCGCAAAGACTAGGCGAATTGCAAAGATTTGAAAATCCTTCTGGTACGGCTAACCAACTAGCTACTGCTGCTTTGTTTGGTGGTGGCTTGTTTGCTGAACCTGTTGTAGCTGGAACATCTCTTGTTGCTGGTAATCTAGGAGCGCGTTTGTTAAATAATCCATCATTCACTAGATGGCTGGCTAATGCGGCTACTAAAGAAATCAAACCAACACAGATAGGAACTGTTATACGTCAGTTGGAAGCGGTTGCTAAGAACAACCCGGAAATAGCTGGGGATATAGGACAATATGCTACTAAGATTGGAATACTAGGAGAGTCACGAGTAGTTAATGGAGCGGCGAAGTGATGATAGAAATACTTTCATTTATTATGTACGCAATGTGTATATTTACTGTACTTTGTACTTCTGTGCTTGGTGTAGTATATTTATTTATGTTACTTGAAGAATTTTTAACTAAAAAGGAAAATAAAAATGTCTAGACATGATTTAGGAACGTTAACTGCTGATGGCAGTACAACCGGACGAAAGATATATAATTCAAGAATGGGTAAAGAAGATACATATAATGTGTATGTTTTTGGAACATTCGGCAGTGGAACTGTCACTGTTGAAACCTCACCAGATTCAGGAACTACCTATGTTTCTGTTGGATCGGATGGTGTGTTCACGGCAAATGGACAAGTTCAGCTAACCTTAAAGAGCGATGCTGAGACTCCTGTTCTGATTAGGGCGACTATTGCTGGCTCAACATCACCTGATGTAGATATTACATTATTTGATGCGAGGGCGTAATGTCTTCAGCTTCTGTACCATCTTCGGTTGCGTCATCTGTTGCTATCCCTGTTACGGGTGCGGCTGCTGGTTTTTTACCACCAGACCTAACGGGTAATGTACTCTGGTTAGATGCTGCTGATGCTAGTACCATAACTGATACGGCTGGTGCTGTATCTCAGTGGGATGATAAGAGTACAGTAGGCACCAATGATGTTACTCAAGGAACGGGGAGCTTGCAGCCAGAAACAGACTCACGAACTATTAACAGTTTGAATGTTTTAGACTTTGATGGTGGTGATAGCTTGAGTGTTGTCTTAGCAACTACGATAACACAACCAGCAACAGTTTTTATAGTTATGCGGCAAGACGCTACTGGTGTTGATGATTATATCTATTCAGGGCAAAGCGCATTAGACTTTGGGCTATTCTCTCAAGTCGATGACAGCATGCAATTCGCAGCTGGCTCTACCCCAATTGGGACAGCAACAGGAACAGCCGACACCTCACCACATGTACACACGTTTAAAGTCAATACGACTGCTTCAGAAGGTAGAATAGATGGCACTGTTGTGGCTTCTGGCAATATTGGCACTCCTAATTCTGCATCTGGCTTCAGATTGGGCGCTAGATTTAATGATACTAGAGGCTTGAACGGCGCTATTGCTGAGTTTATAGTTTATGATAGGTTATTAATTGCTGGCGAAATAACACAGGTCGAAGACTATTTAACAGCTAAATGGGATCTATAATGGCTACACAAGAAAAATACATATACACAAACAAATCAACACCTGACGAGCTACAAAAGCTTCTTAATGATACTTCTATAGCAGGAGCGCCTTTATACTTTGCAGGCGGTTTTGACACAATAGAATCAGGTGGCAAGCCTGAGATTATAGGCAAGTGTAACGGTGTATCTAGACCAGATGCACAGCATACAACCTGTTTTGATACGGTTAAAGAGAAGTTTGGCGCCACGGGTTTCTATTGTTTAAATCCTAGAAATTATTACGCTGGTGAGTTATGGGTTGATACGCTACCTGATTGGGAAACATACACAGGCTTATATGATACTGACGATGTAAGTGCGTGGATAGAACCAAGTGAGGATGTATGAAAGTATGGTCGTGGTTAAACAGATATAGAGGCAATGGACACAAGACACTAGCGCTTGTTGGTATGTTCCTTATTATGCTTGTTCTAACGTTGCCAGCTATTTACTTTAGACCAGAGCTGTTCTGGATGTCTAATTATGTTCAGATGGGTATAGTCGCCTTTGGTGAGTTATTAGCTTTGCTGGTTATGTACAGGTTCTTTTGGGGGTCAGCGGCGTGGCATCACCTCAAGGACACATCTAATGAAAAGCTTCCTCCTTATGCCAAACAGTACGCACAGAGAGAGACGGGAATAATATATGATAGTAACACTTCTGAGACTCAAACCCTTATATACAAAGACGCTGCATTTCATTTTGTTTGTAATTTTCGCTATTTTCTTGGTTTTTTTATCCTTGCTTGCGTCACTTTTAATCCTGCCGTTATGTATTTGGGAAGGCGTGGCAATATTGTGGCGAAGACTTACATAGAGGAATTTAAAGTTGCAGAGGCTGGTGCAATTGAACGAGCAGAACATAAAGTAGGCTCTGGTGATGGCAAGGCTATCCTTAAGTTCGCAGGATTCAATATACTAGCTACGGTTGTAATATACTTATTGTATAGGATGGCAAATAGTGGCTAGCTTAATTATAGATAGAAGTCCATTAGCATTTTTCGCAATTATGCTAATATGTTTTCCACGGGAGGTTGTGTTATAATGAGTGAAGAAAGAAGGCATGATTACATCTCATTAAAGGAGTTGTTCGAGGGCAAGATACGCAACGAGGACAATATATCGCACATGAAAGATTCGATAGACGAAATAAAGACTACCGTTAAGGAGTTTGTTTCTATGTATGCAGATGATAAAAAAAAAATAAACTCACTAGAGATTAAGATGGGATGGCTATTAAAGGGGATAGCTGCATTCTTCACGGGAATGGGTGGGTTACTCTTATACTTCAAGACTAAACTAATTGCTTTATTAACATTATTATAGGAGATTATTATGGGCAGAGATTCAAAGGGACGTTTTACAACAGATTACACAGATGAGATTAAATTCGTGGTAATGGGGCTTTTATACACAGCGGCTATTATTGCATTAACTGTGTTCACAATTGGAGGTTCAGTATGTTAGATATAAAAGAAAGATTCGCTACCCTAGAGACAGCAGAGGGCGCTACACTAATTGGTGTTGGTGTTGCTATTATCTTAGGACAAGTTACAGGATTATTACCGTTTATAGCTATTGGTTTAATAGCAAGCGGAGCATATAAACTTTTCGTTAAGCGGAAAGATTAACCAGCTAGCACTGTCGCATTCTCCTCCCTTCCATACCTCCCCTCTCACGGCAGTGCTTTATTAGGAGTTATTATGGTAACAAAGAAGCCCGTACAGAACAACGGAGTGCCTGTTGGTAGGTATTACACCGTTTTAGCAATAGTCGCTTGTGTGGTGGGTATACTGGCTTACTTGGCTGGCAATAGCGCTGGAAAGTCAAAGACCAAGTACGAAGCGTCTCAACGTGACTTAAAAAACCAAACAAAGGTATACACAAATGACCTATACATTAATAAGCAGATGCCTGATAGCCGTGATCCTAAGCGTTGGGCTGACAGCATGCGCGACTAGTTACGAAGATTCAAGTATAGCTTTAGCGCCTGAATATATAGGTGAGGCAACTATTGACTATTGCGAGAAGTTACCTTGCCCCCCTTATGTCTTGGATGACTTGGCGGAATGCCAGCTTTTATCTAAAAAGCTAGAGTTTAGAAATGATCAGCGTTCTGATACTATTATAGAAGCGCCAGATTTAGGATGGCTCTCTATTCTGAAGTTTTGGTAGCTTACTCACAGTAAAACTCCTTGCCATTAAATAGCATATGACCCCGACCACCTAAGCGCTCTTTAATTAACTCTATATGCTCTTTTTGTATCTCGTTACTTTCATGCCCTTGTCTTGCTAGTTCAAAGATGCTAACAAAGCATAAGACTAATACTATAACGACTAGTGATTCAAAAAAGTTCATTCTACCTCCTCGTATGTATCTTTAAAAATATCGGGCTTACAGGGATAGATCTCACCTTGTATGCCTTTAATTATGTAGTCACTTGGCGATACAGTCATATCCCCCTCGAGCGTCTTTATTTTAAAGAAGTCACACCCTTCCTGCATATCAACAGCTCTATCACTGCCTTCTATGAAGTCTAATATCTCAAAAGGGTTGCCACCTTTCCATTGCACGGCTTCTATTATTACTGGTTTTTTTCTGTACTTTGTCATTTTACGTGCCTCGTGTAAGTTATACATTGAAATTCCTGTGGCTTTTCTTCGGTGGTAGCCTTTTGAACTATGCACGTCCAATCATCCTTTGGTAACAATAATGAGTTATTTATGGCATATAATGACATAGCCCCATATATAGCAAGGATAGAAAGGGTGGCTATTAAAGCCCCGTGAAAAGTCTGATACATCTTATTCTCCTTCGTTCAATGGTGGTTCGTTTGGTTCGCTTATGCGGTGTTGATGTTCGTGAAAATGGTGATGTCTAATCTTCTTAACATAAACTTCAAACGCATCATCTTCTGTATCAGCGTCTTTCTCACGCCTATGTAGTTTAGTTGTGCTTTGCCCATTGTTAAACAGCATCTTGAACATCTCATGGACGAACTCCTCGGTAGGGCTTGCCTTAACTGATAGCAGTACATCACGCACTAAATCACCTATATTTGCCCTGTAATGCTCTGTGGCTTCCTTGACAACAATACCGTGATATGCCTTGTTTTGCATTAAACTTCGCTTCATTTGCTTGTTAAATCCTCTAACATTTGACGTAGATTCTTATACCCTTCTGCCGCATCTTCAGGATACAGATAATCGCTTCTATTAACCACCGTAGCCGCATTAAACGATGATGGAGATGACTTCTTCCTTGGTGGCATAGGAAAAGACACCCTCTTTGGCTCACCCGTAATATTAACAACCTTTCCAGTTTTAGTGCTTTCTTTCATTTCTATCTACCTCCAACTTATTGGCAGCTTTCCGCCACTTATCTGATTGCCTCTTGTCCCGTATAGACTGCTCCATAAGTACATCAGCCAAATGATGATAGTGCTTGATTAACTCTTCAATTCTACTATCCATTGATTACCTCTTTTCTCAGCTTCAAACATTCAACAACTGCATCGTGTGTCGCTAAGTCTTCTACTTTCAAGAAGCCCATACGACTACTGTTCTGCTTCCATAGATCGGTTAGCGCCTTCTCAGTCTTACACTTGCTAATCTTGGTTTCAATATCACCTGCCCACACGTGCCAGTCTTGAGGTTCTGAGTTTTCCTTAGCTTCCTTGATTACCTTTTTCTTTGGAGCTGCTTGAAATTCATCCGTATCAGCATCCTTAGTGTCATCTATTGCAAACAAACCATTCAGGGCATACTTACGGGCATAGCTAGACGCTGTTCCTGTGATTTGTGAGGCATCCATACCCTTACGGTCTAAAGGCTCTCTAGCGAAGGCTGTGGTGGTTATTGATTTACTACCATCAAACAGTGTTGCTGTTGCCTTAACATATACCCTGTCTGCGACAAGCACTATATCATCCTCAAGAGTTAGCGAGCATCCAACCATATGCTTTCCGATAACCGCTTTAACAGCTTCTGTAATATCCTCACAAGAGCGGTAGTTATAGTTGCCGAACTTATTTCGCTGCCCCTTTGGTGCTGATAGGTTTAGTTGTATAAAGTTTAGCTTCTCAAAAATATCTTTAAATTCAATCATTAATTTGTTCCCTCTCTATCTTGCAATTCTCTTTCTATTAGCACTTGCAGAAGCAATAAATGCTCCTCGCCAAGATGGCTCACCATAATAGCAAACTTATCATAAACGCTTTTATCATCGAGTTTATTCATCTTATAACTCCTCTTGTTGTTATGCAGTATAACAGACTGTTTACACCTGTC